TCAATGTTTGACGTGAATCGGGTGCTAAAGTATAGTAACATTGAATTGAATGAGATATGGTACTCACTAGCAGGCATGGAAGAAGTAAATACATCCGTCATAACCTTATATTCTTCCTGTGCTCCCACCATTTCGCCCTCTTCAAATATATTCATACTGATAGGAGATATTCCAGCATGAGAAACGGAAGGAAAGAACCTTATGTTTAACGGTCTTGAGGTATCGGATATATCTCTCCCATTAACCTTCTTAACATCAAATATCAAATCTTTCCGGTAAGTAGCAGGGATGTTTCGTGTAGAACCGAAAGCGTAGATACGGGTAGCATAAGTTGTCTGACTATCGCTGCGTGTCATATTATTGACATTCACATTCTCTGTGTCCGTCAAGTCACCAGCTTTGAAATCAACAGGGGAACTGTATTCACAACGCCCGAAACAAATCTTATGATTCTCTATCCACCATTCACATCCCCACGCTTCCGCCATTTGTGTGAGCGCATCTATTAGATTTACATTGTCATATGTGACTAATTTAGCGGAATTTTCTACCGTATCATCAATTTCCCAAATGAAGTCCTTATCCCTGAATTTATAGCCAAGATATTTCAAGTTATCAAGAAATATATTCAGGTGAACATCTAAAGTGGCTGTGAGATTCCACCCAGCCTCACGGCCGGTTGTTTCAGGTGTGTAGAAAAATTTCTTGTTCTTCCATTTCCAGTAGTAGGCATCAAGCCGAAGCTCATAGTCGTATGCACCTGTGGTTGTATTGTAGGTAGGTTTATACAGGTCTACTACTTCAAATATTCCCAACTCATTGTCTATGTAGTCCCCTAACTTGAAATAGATAGGACTGGCAAGGGAAAACTTTAGAGTTACATAATCTTCCTGCATCAAAAGGAAGTGTCTTTTCGAACCCTCATTGATAGGAGTCGAAAAGCGAATGTTGCCGGATATGTCTTTGATGTCTACTAATTCCATAACACACCAAAGTTCGGAGATAAAAATCTCAAAACATAAAATCCGGCAACCCTATAAACCACAATTTGCCTATTGTGGCAATTTTACTCTCTATTACCCGGATTCGGCTCGTTTAGCTTTACTGAGATCTTTGAAAACGTCCTTATTGTATTGATTCCAAAAGAAGCGGACCTAATATAATACAAATGATATACTTCTTCGCCTAACGCTGGGATCTTGACAGTAAATTCCCCCTTTGTTATCTCATTCAGAAATGCTTTATACTTAGCTATGTAATCAGTTGGGGAATTCCCTTGTAGGGTAAAGGTTAGCGTTAGATCCCGTTCATCAATCTTCCGATTGGCTATAATTATTTTCTTCCCGTCCTGTAAACGAGACTTATTCTCTATAATTTCTTTCATTGGAAGCGGAGAGTAGATAGCTTCAATGAACCCGTCTCCCATTCTCACGCCCCACGTCGCAAAAGCGTCTTTATTGTTAATTAATAAGTCAACCATAGATTATAATTTTGATGTATTACGTTTAACTTCTGCAATATCTGTCTCAATATTCTTCAATGACTTGTTCATGCTTGTTGTATCATCATGAATACCTGTCAACTCTTCATAAGACAGCCTTAACAAATCCCGTGTCTCACTAGCAATATCCTTTATCCCTGTAGTATTGGTAATAATAGGCAGCATATCAGCTCTCAATTCAAGAATAGACATCGTTTGAAGCTGGTTCTGATTCTTAATCTCTTCTCCGGCAATTTGCAAAGCAGTGAAACGTCCGTTAAGTTCGTCTATTGAATCCTGAGAAGCAGTTGCAAAGCCTTTCTTCGACGATTCCTGAGAAGTAGCAGAAGTATCCCACCCAAATGTTTTAAACATTTCTTCTCGATCATGCATCATATCTTCTACAATCTGTTGATACTGTTCTTTGAGAAGGTCTGCTTCGTTTTTGGTAATTTTACTATCACTTCTCGCTGTATCGCTCCATTGCTCATAAAGAGCATTTATACGGCCTTGATACTGACTAGCGACTAACCCAGCCATGATTGACTTACGAAGATAATCCTCAAAGTTATCACACATATCTTCAAAAGAAGTATCCATATCGGATAACTGATCAATAAACCCATTGTAGAAGGAATCAAAATCAACCCCTGTCATGGCTTGATTAAGAGCATCCCTCAGTTCATTCGCTTCATCTTTACAGGCTACGATGCTATCCAGGTTTTCACGAATTCTGGCATCAATTAAATTCCATGCTTCCGGCATTTGGGACTGAATGAGGAACAATTCATCTCCTGACAAACTATACAAGTCTGTCATGGAGCTTATTGATTTACCTAATATGTCGCTCATCTGCTCAAAACCACCTATTGCACCAACATTTTTGTTAGAATGCCATTCCGCACTATGAGACTTCCAACTTGCACCGGCACGCCCTGAAGCTGCGGCAATCTTTTGGAGATTGATTACTTTCTTCTCGTAATTATCCATGGCTTGTGTAGCTGCTTGAACAGATGCAAATCCACCGCCGAAAACTATATCTTCCTTGCTTTTGTCAATAATACGATCATAGACCTCATTTATTGCTTCAAGCTGTTCCTTTACTCCTTCATAATAAGCGGTACCGTCCGGCCCCCCAAAGAAACTGGATATAGTTTTAGTTATACCGGCAAGAATCCCCGTAGTTGATGAAATTATACTGAATGGCTTTGTTAAATCAATGCTTTCAAGTCCGCTCATGATTTGCCCTAATCCGGAAAGAGCACCGGAAATAGATTCGGGGACCTCAACACCTAGATTTGTAAGCATATCAACTAAGTTATTACCGGCGTTTACCAACTGTTGCCCTTGTTGTCCTATACTATTAACCGCTTTTGTCAATTTGCCTTGCGATTCAAGACGCCCTTTCTGCGCATCTGACAGATTTCTCTCTGCCTGCTCTTGCGTTAGTAGTTTAGTTACTACCTTTCCGGTTTTATCAGTATATTGTCCGATAATAACTTCTCCACCCTCTTGTACAGTATTCAAATCCTCTTGCGCCTTTATTACGGCTTCAGTAGCGCTTTTATAGCCTTCAATGCCTTGCTTAAGTTCTCCGAAAGGATTTCTTTCTACAATCTTCAAATCAATATTACTAAATGCTTCTTGGAGGGCTTTTAAATCAGTTGGTTTTAAATCTTTTGCCGACTTATCAATAATCTCTTTCAGCTTATCACGCATTTTGGTGAGAGTTTCAGTAGACTGTGTATCCAAGTCCCCGAAGATATCGGCAAAATTGATAGACTTCTTTAGTTCATCAAAGGTTACTTCTTTCAGTTTACTATCCCGCTCTTTTTTTAGGGACTCTTTTTCACCTTTGGTTGTAGCTTCTACTATCTTTTGGTTGTATTCTGCATTTATAGCCACTTTCTTCTGTTGGAAATTGCCATATTCAACAAGATATTCATTCCAGGCCTTCGCCTCCTCCTTATAGGGGGCAATAGATTGTTTTATCAATTCGTTTGATATTAACTCGTTGAACTTAGATGTATCAACCTTTACCGTAGAAGGATCAAATGTCTTTTTCTTGTAATCCTTGCTTTTCTTGGCATTTAATTCCTCTTGGACATCAAACAACTTCTTCTGATATTCGATTTCCGTCCGGATATAATCTTCTCTTTGGCGTTCTAAGTCCTGTATTTCCTTCTTGTTATCCAATTCACGCTGTGCACGGATTTTAGCTTCTCCTTCTGTCATGGTATCAATACGGGACTGTATAGCCTGATTTTCCAAATCCTCTTCTTTACGTCTTCTTTCAAGAGCCTGCTTATCCAAAAGATCGGCTATTTTCTTTTGCTGGTCTAAAATGGAGTTGTAATTTTTGTCCGGATCTTCATACTTTCCACCCAAACCAGCAACTGTTACTAACTTCTCAAGAGCTTTAGACGATTTTTGATAAGAATCTTGTAGATTTTCTTGTTTTGCAATTTCTTTATCAGTTTCTTTTATTCGGTCCTTAATTCCCTCAATTTCTTTAGCTAATCCGGCATAACTTTCCGGTCTGGCTCTCATTTGGGAGAGTTGTTGGACTGTGGCTTCTTTTGCTGCTAATTCTTGTTCTAATCTCTGTTTTGTGATATATGAGATATTTTTAGATACTCCAGCTTGAAATGATTTATACCAATTCCTTGCGATTTGATCGGCTGCTGCTGTTGCTTTGGCATTTGCTATAATTTGGTTTGTCTGTTCTTTTATCGATTTGGAAACTTCACCGTTTTTTATAGATTCATCTGATAGATTTTTCAAATGCTCTGGATAAGATCTTTTCAGCTCTTTTACTGCATTATTTCTTTCTTTTGTAGATTTAGTTACATCTGTTGCAATCTTATATAAACTGTTAAGTTTAGTAATTTCTTTTGAACTTTGTTCTATTCCTGTAGATGTTACATTATATAAATCTCGTTGAGCTGTATATAAATCCTTGATAGCTTTTTCGGCTTTTCCTAAACTACTAATCCATTTTACAAGTTTATCTCCATACAACGTTAAAAGAGTGATTCCCACAGTTAAAGCGGTCTGCCAACTAACTATGGAAGAAACAACCTGTTTCCAAACAGGTGTAGCAGCTTGCCCGCTCTTTTTCAAAGCTTCAAATTGAATCCTAGCCCTCTTTATTTCATCGGCAAGAATTGGCAAGTTATTAGAAATAGCCAAAAAGAAAGTGCTCCACCCAACAGCCAAAGAAGGAAGCTCGCGACCTATTTGTTGAATGGACATATTTAGTCCATTCCATCCACTTGCATAATTACCGACATTTCTTTGATGATTCCCAATCGTTGCATCTAGCTCTTTTATTTTTGCATCTGCTTGTTGAATAGAAACTAATAGTTCTTTCCCAAATGGAGATGTTCGCTCACTTTCTGTCAATGTTCTATAGGCAGCTCTCATCCTACCTAAAGATTGAGAAAGAGCATCCATAGAAGTAGCTGCAGCGTTGTCTAACTTAGCATTAGCACTCAAACTCTGTCTTACTTCAGCAAGTGCTGTTTTATGAGTAAGCAAAGAGTTATTTAATTGTTCCAGTCTCCTTTGTTGAGCAGATGAAAGGCTAGAAGATTCTCCCTGTGATTTAGTGATCTTTTTTATTTCTGCGTTAAGTAGCCGGATCGCATTTTGCTCTTCTATTAATCTTTTTATGTTTTGCCCTCTCGTACCGAGAACATCACCGATTTCAGCTTTAAGTTCTTCATACGCCTTAACCTGCGCCTGAATAGAAGTTGTTTCCGATGTATTAGTAGAAGAATTGGTACTAGAAGAAGAAGCATTAATCCCCTTTGCTGCCTGCGACATTTTGTCCTGTGCCTGAATAATCTTATTCGAAGCATCAATAATTTTATTTGCAGACGCTGTCATCTTAGCCTCCGTCTCTCCTACCTTAGCGGCTAAGACATCATATTGAGTTGTGAGGTTCTTTAATTGTGCCTCCAAACCTTGCGCTATATCAATATCGACTTTTACATTGATACTTTTCAATGACTTCTTTACATTCTCGATTTCTTGCTTCAATTTTTGAAGTTTCTGAATGTCACTGTCTACATTTACAAATATCCCTGCCATATTTATTTATATATTTTCTTTTGGACTTGCCTTATTGCGTATTTTCTTGCTGCCGTCAACACATCATATCCTTTTGATTCTACAAAAGAGGCATAAGGCATTCCGTCAGCTAAATATAATCCGTCTCGTGGCTTTTCCGAGTATATCAACATATTTTCCGTATTTCTCACAGCTTCGGGATGCCTCCCGTCATCTCCCACTTCAATAGCTACTATACGTCCATCTCTTACCACACAGAAACCAGGAGCATTACGTAAATTAAATGTATGATTTTGGTATTCTCCGTTTTTCTGGGCGTAACGTATGGCGTCTTTTCCTATTTCTACTAACTTAGAAAAGAAAGCGTCCTCTATTTGTTTTTGAAGTTCGCTCAACCCGCTATCATCCCCTATGAATTCCATACTTACTTATTTTGACGCCTCCGTGATGCCATATCTTTACCTTTCACTTTCTTTATTTTATCTCCAAATACTTGATGTATTTTATCACGTTGCATTAAAACCAGATTTCTATACGGTATTTCATACACAACTTCTTTATAAGACAAATGCAAATTTTCCATGAACGACGCAATTTGTCCTAATAGCGTTTCATTACCGGCTATTTCGGTGTCGCTGCCAGCATACTTACGTTCTTCGCTAAGCCGACAGCTTTCTGAAAAACCGATACATCAATCATTGAGATCGCTTCTTCCACGCCGTTTACACACTCTTCATAAGTACCTTTAGAAAGTTCTTCAAAAAGACTATCATCACCGTTAATAAACCATGAAAGAGCATGGGCGTAGTATTTTAAATCTGCTAGAGAAAGGAGGATTTCTCTTAATGTTTCTCCCTCTCGTACATCACATAAGTACGATATAGCATTTGACAAATTATGTATAGTTGGAGGATATATTGTATACCCTTTCTTATTTACAATAATCGTCCTAAAATCATTCCCAATAATTGATTGTGATATAACTTTTGCCCCTTTGTTCATAACTATTTTATTAAAAGGGGCGAGAAACACAAATCCTCACCCCTCACCACTTTATAATATAGATAATGTCTCCGACGATTGCGCTCCAACTTCTCCTGAAGAGCCATAGTTTGCATTAGTTTCAGCGTTCACCCGCCTTGATCTAGTTGAATAACGATTTAGGGAAAGCGATTCAGCAGAAGCAAGCGTTACATTTTCAGATCTTCATACCCCTTCTTTTACTTCACTCGCATCAAACCAATATTCTGGCATAACAGCCTCATTTAAAGGTTCTAACATTGTTGCTACGACTGCAATACCAACCGCTCCATCAGTGTTAGCTTCACGAGCTACTATATTTGCATAAGGAAGAACACAATACTGATCGTCTTGTGTTAGTGCAATCAAACATTTTTTCACTTCCACAATACCACGAGCACGCTTCCATCCTTTATCGGTATTAATAACTTCACCGCCCATCAACTCTTTTTTAGTCGCATAATCATAGCGTCCAATCGTGAAGTTAAAGGCCACATCTCCCATTGTTTTTCCTCCCATACGGTAAGTTGAACCTGTCAGCTGATTTTTGTAAGAATCTTGTGTAGGCTCTCCTTCTTCGATAGTCCACGTGTCTTGATGCACATTTTTTATTTCGGTAGCAGACCCGTTTGCTTTTACCAAAGCATATAACGCTGTACCCGTCAAATCCGCTGATACTGCATCTTCATCGGCATACCATAATCTTTTTATATCAACTGCTGATATTTGTATATTTTCTGCCATATCATTTACATTTTTACATTTAATACCTTAAACTTTAAAACCACATTTACGTAACTACATTCAAGCTTCGCATCTTCTTCTATTCCTATCCGGTCTATTTCCCAATGATATTGAGTACTATCAAACATCCCACTTTCTCCTATAAAAAACAGTTTTGCAGCTCTTTCCAACTCATTTAATCGTACCGTATTGGTCTTACCACTGGCCAAATATGGAACGCAGATGTTAACATGAGGATAACATACCTCCCAATAAGTTTCTGGCTCCAAAAGATCTCTTACAACAATCACTATTAATTCGTTTTTTACACTTTTTTTAATAGCATTCCAGCTGTCGTAAACGTCTTTTATTAAAAAGCCTTTTAACTTATCACACAGAATCTTGTATATGTCAGTCGTTACAATCATACCCAAATATCACATCTACCCTTAAATTCCTCCGAATAGCATTCGGCATTCTTCTTCACATCTCCCTCTCCTACAATATTCCCTTCGGTGTCCAGACATCTGATATGAGATCCTAAAATAATCTTTTTACCCTCATAAACCACATGGTAATTATATACCCAGCGTTCACCATTGACAGAAACTTCTTTCTGTTGGGAGTTGTCATGGCAGAAGCAATCTGTTACATCCTGCCAATACTCTCCACCGGTTTCCGGTATTGGTCGGTTATACTCGTCATTCTCTTCCGGAGTAATAACCTGTAATTGCAATTTATGCGGATGTTCTTCTAGCATATCACCAAAATGTTACTTTAGGTTTATCTGTATTCAGTTCATCTTTCAGTCCATACTTATTGCATAAAAAAGAATAGTATGACTTTATCCCGGAAATATCCCAAGAAAGAGACTTTGAATGACCGTTTTCTGATACCGATTTAGAAGTAGCTCTAAGCAATAAGGAGGGAATAAATCTTGCAATCGCAACAGAGATAGACTGTAAATTGTCTTCAGTCATTTCCCCGTCTGGATCAACCCCAGAAGAAAGATTCATCTCTACCAAGTCAGCCTCCGACAATGATATGCCGAATGACTGAAACTTTTGCTTTATGTAGTCACTAATTATCATACTTACGCATTCATCGTATCCAGGTCAAAAATTACAATCTTATTGGGAGATGTAAATTCCGGGATCCATTCGGCTCCATATTCCATAAACCTGCCTTCATCCGTACGTATGTTGGAAATATACATACCACCTTCTGAACGGGTGTAAGTCTTTCCCGGAACTGGATCGGTAATTTCATACGGAGTATGCCAGCGCATCTTTCCCTGTTTAGGAGTGGTAAACAAAGAAATACGGTTGTCTTTAAATACCTGTTTGAAAGTGCCGTCTGACAATTCTACCAAATCTTCGTTGATTACGATAGGCGGCAAGCCCAATCCTCTAAAGATAGTGGTCGCCATCTCACTAGACATAAGCCCGGCAGACAGTTGGACTTCTTTAGAATCAAAGCTTTGTTTGTAGAATTCTCCGAAGTCCTTTGATCCAATAATGCTTTTGATAAAAGTCTTTCGGGACATTTCCATAGAAACGAACATGCCGAAATTAGTACGTAATTCAACGGTTTTCTCCATAAGATAACGAACAAAATTCAGTTTGTCTGAAACTTGCGGAGTGATACGATGAACCGGAAGTTCCATTTCAAGCAATTCAATTCCTTGCGGATTATCGTCTACCTTTACCGATGCTTTACCATCAGAACGAAGATCACCGTCCACAATATCCATACGTTTGTGTGGAGCAAGCAATACCTGACGCATATCATCTACAATATAGTTGATAATATCGTCCAGTGCAGCCCGTTGATCTGGTGTCTTCGCCTGATTGAACTTATTGATTAGTTCTTGAAGCATATCGAGTCTATCGTTGTCCATCTGGTATCTATCCCCCATATAGGCAACTTCGCCATATCCAGAACCCAAAGATTTACGCTCTCTTAACGGCTTGTTAGAGTTACGGTCAATTACAGAACCGGCAACAACACCCGTTACTGTTCCCAAATATGTTTTGAACACACGGGATTTCGTTTCCTCAAAATCGAGGTGCTTTTTCCAAAAGATTTGATCCAGTCTTAGAGCCTGCACACGGTCGATAACCGCTTTCACCACTCCCGGATCATTCAGTAATGTTTGAATAGTCAAATACATAGTTCCTCCTTTCTTTAATAAGTGAACATGAATCTGTCACCCAAAGTCTCCTTATCCTTATCGGAGATAGGAACAATGAGTCTTGTCGGTCTGATCTCGTACGCTTGGCCTATAGCGGTAACAGTTGCACCCGCTTCTACTTTAGTCCATGCATAATTTAAAGCTGTTGCTGTTGCTTTTGCCGTTTTACCGGCTGCGGCAGTAGCTTCAAACAATACCGCATCCTTTTCTGCGGCAAGCGTTGGCGAAGCGGCCAGAGTAACGGTATCATATTCCGCATTACTTTTGTCGATAGCTTCAATTGTACCACCATTTGTACCATTACCAATATGCATACCGACGTACGCAAGAGAATTTTTCTTGATCTTCAACGAAGTAGAACCGGCAGTGATCTTCTCGGCTACTTCAACGTTCAAAACAGCTTTTGCCGTTCGTTTCACAAAATCAAGAACCAAAGGGGTAAGAGGCGGGATCTGCGCAACCCCTGTCAAATTCGAAATATCCAGATTGAAACCACCGGAATATCTATAAACCGTTTCAAAACGGCACATTTCCGGCATTTGTCTCTCAATCGGATTTAAATCATACTTAAAACCTGCTGGCATAATTAATCCTGTTTAGAGTTTTTAATTTCTTCAGTTCCCTTGTTTATCAGGGCGGCAATGTCATTTGAATTGTTTTGCTCATTGCTTCCCGATTCGGGAGTTCTCACATCTTGAAATCCTGCGTTGGCAAACGTCTGCTTTGCATCCTTGAAATAGTTATCCAAGTTTACATCTTCGGGAATATTCAACATAGGAACAAGGTTTTCGGGAATACCATACTCCTTCGCTTTACCTATGATTTGCTCTTGACGAGTGGCTTGTGCCTTCTCTGTTTCAAATTGAGTAAGCTTATCAGAAAGAGGTTTAACGGCTGCATTAACTGCGTTCGCAATGATGGTCGCTATATCATCTTTCTCTTCTTCCGGCTTCGGTTTTGGGTTAGGATTGGGATTCTCGATTTTATTTTTCAATTCGTCCAATTGTTTTTGTAGACCCGATTTTTCGTTTCTAACAGTATCAATGTCTCCTTGAAAAGCCTTCAGAAGTCCTTCGACCCCACTAATAGCAGTTTCTATTTGACTTTCTTCAGTTACGGTTTTAGACAAGTAGTCAGCCACCCCGTCAAACGCTTTATCACCAAACCCAAAGGTTTTATACTTCGTTTTTAGCGCTACTAAGATTTTTCCTTTCATACTGTATGAATTAGTTTTGATTTTCAACAGCATAAAGTTACACTCAAAGAAGAAAGCTATAAAATTATTATATGAGGGATAAACCACAATTGAGCAATTGTGGGAAATTAGTTGTTATACATTGGATTTTTAGGCCAGAAAGGGGTATTTTATAAGATAAAACGGCAAAAGAAAAGCGGAGGTTAGTCCGCTTCTATTTTGATTCCATATCCATTATGACATCTTTTATGGCTTTTACATATTCTAAATGAATACTTCTTGATATCAAATGGATATAAATATGTCTGTCTGCCTTAATCTCAATAGGTGTGTTTATTATATCGGTAATTCCATTTGACAACATATATTTATCAAACATTCTTGAGAACAAATTGCTTCTGAATTTTTGTGGAGTTACTCCTTTATCCCTTCTTAAAATGTCGTGTATGTCATCACAGTAGAAATATAATATCAAGTTCTCATTATCATTGAAAATTTCACCTATAACATTTGATATTTTTAGAAGTACTCCAATATCAGTGGGATTATCACCTTTTACTCTCTCAAGTGTGACATCTGCAATTTCAATACTATCTCCAAATATTTCCCGCACCTCACACGGGATTATATCCAAATTAAATGGAGATAATATTATCCGATACTCATCTTCTGATTTAGAATTGATAGAAACGGAAATATCCATTCAGGGAAGATTATACGTTGATTTTAATGG